GATAGAGAGTCCATCCCCACTCACGCGATGAGAGGAGGTCCTCCACGAGAGCGCGGATCGCGTCCCGATCGGAAACCTCCTCCGGGAGCGCCGCCGTGGTGAGTGGCGGAGCATCATCCACCTCACCGATGGCCTTCGCCGCGATGTCGGCGAGTAGTTCAGCCTTCGTCATGTCGGCCCCCCTCCGAAGCTATCGCGATCGCGGATTTACAGATCGCGTGTTCCACCTTTTTCCGAAACGCCGAGTCCGCCGCTCCGATGTTCCACTGTTCAAGGTATCCCATCCGTTTCCTCCCTGAGGCGTTCGAGCGCCTCTCTCGTGTTCATGAGTTTGTGATAGAGAGTCCATCCCCACTCACGCGATGAGAGGAGGTCCTCCACGAGAGCGCGGATCGCGTCCCGATCGGAAACCTCCTCCGGGAGCGCCGCCGTGGTGAGTGGCGGAGCATCCTCCACCTCACCGATCTCCAGGGGGACCGGCTGAGGGATCGGTTTCTCGATCACGCGCTCGGGACAATTCATCTCCGCCGCTCGCCGGTTGAGGTCCTCACACGTGGACGAACAACCGATTCCGAGGAGGAGAGCGAAAACACACCACAGGAGGCGCGTCCTGGACGCCTCTCTCCATCCGTGACGGGGGGGAGGAGGGTAGGACCTCCGGACCCTCCGCGCCGTCTGAGGGGATTCTGAGGCGTTTCTCATGGATCACCTTCCTCCTCGATCGCGGCAAGGTCACGGATAACCGCGATCGCCTCTCCGAGCGCCTTCGGACATTCCTCCGAACGGATCACCCTGGAGACCTCCCGGATCCGGTCACGATAGCGGATCACCACCTCCGGCGGTTTCGAGTTCGCCTCATCGAGGTCGGACTGAACCTCCTCCAGGAGGCGAGCGTTCTCATCGAGGGTCCGCCGAACATCCGTGAGGATCTCGTTCCGGATCCGGATCCTCTCCTCGAATCCCTGAGCCTGTTCGAGGAGAGCGTCCTCCATGTGTGCCGTCCCGAGTTGATATCCAATCCACGCCGCGATTCCGAGAGGGACCGCGAACAGGACGAACGCCGCTCCGACTCTGAACACCGATTTCCACGGGATCAGTTTCTCAATCCCTAGAATCGCTCCCCACATGATTCCCCCTCTCCCGCCGTCTCCGGCGGCGTTCCACCGTGATCCCATCGAGCGCGAGTTCCGCCGAGTGACGAATGACGCTTCCCGGTCTCGATCGGGAGAGGCGGTGGACATTCCAGTCCAGGAGGTTCATGAGCGCCTCATCGCTGAGGACGCGGACGAACTCTGAGAAAAACCACCGCCGCCGATCGTCCGGATCAGGGTGTCTCTCGTGATAATGCGATCCCTTCAATACGTCCACGCCGCCGGTCGCGGTTTGACAATATCGAGGTCCTCGTGGAGGAACGAGTTCGCCACACCGAGACCGCCCATGTGAGCGAGTTCGGTCCGGTGGATGTTGCGAGCCTCCTCCAGGGTGAGGAGTCCCCTCTCCACGAACCGAGCGAGAACATGAGTGAGGATCAACTGAATCCGGTCCACGCCTCCCGAGACCGCGAGGTCCACCGCCGCCGATCGCGTGTGAGCGGAGTCATCCACGCCGCCCACGGCGGGGGACGCGTTGTAGGCGGGACACCGAGCGCCCGACCGGATGGACATCACACGGTTCACGATCCTCCGCTGAGTTTCGAGGTGAGTGAGGAGGACCTCGGGGATGTCCCCCGGATGAGTCCCGAACCCACACCCGCACCGACACGCGAACTCCCACGCTGAGAAATGTTCTGTGAGGTCTCCCATATCATCCGCCGTCTCGATCGGTCCGGATCTCGCGAATCAATTGTTCTTGTTGACGGATCAACTGATCGGTCGATCCCTTGAGTTCCGAGATCGCTTTTCCGTTCGACTGGATCTCCTCCGCGAGAGGTCCGAGTTTCTCCTCCATGTCCTCGGTGACCTCCCGAGCGCGTTCATGAGCGAAAGATTCCATCGTCCGATAGATGACGCCGTTCGGCGGTTTGCAATGTTTGTCGATCCGCGAGTCCACCGCCGCGAACGCGCCGAATTTCGTGGTCGCCCACAGGATCCCGATCACAATCGGAAACAGGAGAGCGACCCATTTCCACAGGGTGACGGGTTTGATGGTGGCGGTGATCATCTGTTCCTGTTCGCCGTTCCCGTTTGAGAGTTTCACGTGTTGGATCCCCTCGTGCCGATTGTTCATCTCAGAACTCCGTTCCTATCCCGAGATTGACCGGGAGGAATTCGGACCGGATCACCGTCCCGACCGGAACGAGGATCTCGATCACCACCGTTATCCGTTCACCCTCGGTGAACGCGCCGAGTTCCACACCGCTATCCCATGAGTCCCCGACAGACTCGAATCCACCGCCGTCAATCGAGACTCTCATCCATCCGGTCCGGTCGGTCCAGAGGCGCGGCGCGGTGAGCGCCACCTCCGCCGCGATCTCCACAGTCTCGGAATACGGTTCCCCGACGCGGATCCAGTCGAACGGAATTCTCCGGAGGAAGTGTCTCCCTCCCGGAGCTATCATCCGGATCCCGCGCCGGAACGCCGGAGCATCCGGAACCGTCAACCACGCGGAGAGCGCCGCCGCCGCCGAGATCGAACACGAGAGAGGAACCTGAACGCCGCTCAGGTTCCCGGAGAGCGCGGAGTGAGCGGTGATGTGAGCGGTGAGGTTAACGTCCGCCACTCTCACCCTCCGGCCTCGGGTCCTCGGGTTCCTCCGGGAGCGGGACCGGGATCCCGCGTCCCTCGATCTCCTCGCGGAATTGTCTCATCGCGAGACGTTGACGCTCCACGGATCGCCTCTGAGATTCTTTCACCATGTCCGCGTTTTTCACGAGAGCGCCCGTGAGACCATCGATCGTCTTCGCGAGATGCGCGAACGCGGTCAGTCCGTGATCCAGTTTTTCGAGCGCCGAGTTCGTTCGCTCGGACTGTTCGGCGGTTGCCGTCGCGAGCTTGATCATCTCGGCGGCGAGTTCCTCAGTCTTATCGCTCATGAATCCCCCTCTCTACACTCCCGGCGGGAGTAGATACCACGGGACCTCCTGACAGAAACTCACATCCACGGTCGGATAGATGGAACTCAAATCGTGTTTGTTCCGGATGTGACGGCGGGAGGTGTTTCCCGTGGCGGTGTCCACCTCCTCGATCGTGAGAACGATCTCATCCCTCCGAGGCGCGGCGCGCTCGATCCACATTTGAACAAGTTCAATGTGATGGAAAATCATCGCCTCCGAGAGGGACCACCACTGAGCATCAAAAATCTGATCCGTGAGATCCGCCGCCGCTTGTGACTGTTCGAACTGATAGTTCGTCGCGGGATCACACCCGGAGTTTTTGATGAGATTGTGACGGAGCGGATAGACCGGCGGTCGGTCATACCACACTTGCGTAAACGTCTGTCTCACAAAAAACATCTCCAGAAACGAGACATAGAGAAACTGCGCCCACACGATCACAAAGTATTTCCATCGTCTCGGACGGAAATGGAGGCGATAGGTTCCGCGAGGATTCAGATAGAGGAGTTCCTCGCCGCCGTCCCCCGGTTCGAACGCGAGGATGTTTCCATCATCGTCCGTCACGAAATAGCGGTTCAGTCCCTCCCTCAGATCGAACGGATCGAACAGGGAGTTATCGGGGAGTTCGAGCGCGATGGATCCCCTCACGTCCGGAATGATCATCGCGACCGGATCCATGAGACGCGTCCCGCCGATCTCGTTCAGTGTCGGGAGGCGCGTCCACTCGAACGGGTCCACCGCGATATCCTGGATCTCCTGATAGTTCAGTTCGCGGACAATCCGACCGGCGGACCGGTCTAGCTCGGGATCTTCCGGCGCGGTGTCGATCGTCATATCCCCCTCGATGAGCGGCGGAAAATCCTCCTGGATCCGATCGACGTGATAGGCGTTCAGGAGGAACCCGTCCGCACCGGTCCACTCATAGCGGTCCGTGAGATCGATCCACATGTGAGAGGGGAGTCCGGCGGTCCACTTCCGGACCTCGCGATCATCGGTGTCCATCATCATCGCGTTCTGTTCGGCGGTGTTCCGGCGCGCTCCATAGTCGAACACGCTCTCCTCGAAAATCCGCCCGTTCACCCACCACACGCGGTCCAGTCCAGGGTAGGGACCTCCGCCCACCAAACCCGTCACCTCTCCCGGTTGGAGCGAGAACTCGGTCCCGCCGTCAAACAGTTGAGCGTATATCAACCGTCACCGTCCCGCCTCGATCCGATGGACGCCGCCGCTCCCTCCATCCCGATCGAGACCGTGACGAACCCGCCGGTCCACTTCACGAGATCCACCCACTGAACACCCGTGAGCTTGTCACGTTCGAGATAGACACACGCGGCGATGAGAATGAGGAGACCGAACAGGATTTTCCGTCCTCCCACGCTCCACAGAAACGCTCTGAATCCGCCGTTTTTCATGCTCGCCTCCTCAGGGTTCGATGAGTTCCAATTCGGTCGCCTCGAACTCGGTGAGTCCCTCCGCGCTCGCTCGGAACCGCTTCGTGAACCCGTCGAGAATCCACGGATCGGACTCGGTCTCCTGTTCGAGGATCAGTTCATTCCCCACGGTTTTCCATTGGACGGTGGGAAGGGTGACTTTCTGTCCGCGCTCGATCCCCGTGAGGGGAGCGTTCACCACCACACGCGCTCTCATCTTTGGTTCCCGCGTCTTGACGAATTGACGGTTCGCGATCTCCTCCGCAACCTCCTGTGCCGTCCCGTCCTCATATCCCACGGCGGGGATATCGAACGCAACGGTTTCCCCGTAGACATCCCCCGGACCGTCCGGGTCCTCCGGCGCGAGGACATCCACCTCGATCACGCCGTCATCATCCCGCCCGGTCCGGACCTTGATTCTCGATTCTCGGGTCGGACCGCCGAACGTGATCGCCGCCGGTTCCGCCGGAGCGGACTCATCCGCGCCGATGATCGCGGTGGCGGTGTATTCGTAACTCGCGCCGTTCAGGAGATCCTCATCGGTCACGGTCGCATGACCCTCCTCCTCACCGCCTCCCGCGTTGTCCACCGTGGCGATCACCGTCCATCCGTCATCCGTGGGTTCCGAGGTGTCCCCCGGTTCCTCCTCGCCGATCGAGATCGGCGGCGGGAGAGGAGATCGCGGTGTTCCCGAGAGGTCCGTGATCACAGGGGAGAGGACGATCACACGCGGCGGACTCCGAGGCGGTTCATCGAGCCATCGATCATAGGGATCCGGCGAGGATCCCCGCGAGGGTTCATCCGTGATCCGCCTGAATATCCGATACCGCTCCGGCGGGAGGAACTGATAGGACATCTCCGCGCCGCCGCCGCGAACCTCGATCCGGACCGTGGCATCGGAGACGGTCGCCTCGATCGTGGGAGGGTGGATCTCGACCGGAAGACGATATCTGAAATCATCTTTCCGTTTGACGATCGGACCCTCCTCCTCCGCCGGACCCGGTCGGAGGCGGTTGTGGATGGTTCGATAGGTGATGAATTTATCGATCTCCTCGATCGTGATCTCCGTGGTCACAATCATCGGGTCCACCCATTTCGCGATCTGAGGTGTCCCCGGTTGTTCCACGATGGACGCCTCATCGATCGCCTCTCTCCAGGAGCGCGCCGAGTCCACGATGAGACGCGCCGGACCGATGGGATACTGATCCCGCGCCTCCAGTTTTTCACCGGTCGCGGGATTGATCGTCTGTCGTTCTTGATGAGTGTTATAGATCGCATATCCCGAGAGGATCCTGAGCGAGGAGAGTTCGCCTTTCCCCGGTTGGAGCGAGGTGAACGGGAGGAACTCCGCCTTCTCCGTCTCCAGGAGGATCAGGTTCCGCCCGGTGTTCACCTCGGGGAGATAGGCGCGACCGTGGACGGTTTTCGAATATGAGACCGGCGCGGATCCGGGGAACGCGTATTCCCATTCCTCCGCCACGCGATCGATGATCCGCCCATACCACGAGACCGCCGTCCGGATTTTCTCGATGAGCGTCTCCTCGCCGGTCCTCGGGTCCACATGGAATCCACACTCCACGATGATCGCGTCCTGAGCCTGTGTATACGCGTATGGTTGCGGGAGACTCGGGATCCTGTGTTGTGTGTATTTCGTGGGATTCAGACTCACGAGAACCTCACGATCACGCGCCGGACCCGGCGCGTCTGGATGGGAACCGCGTCGATCGAGCGGATCGCTTTGGTTCCGATGTTCAGGGTCCTCCCGACCGGATAGCGAGGCGACTCGGGATCGAGCATGAGGAGGGAGTTCCACGATCGGCGGAACCACATCTCCACCGCCCACGGAGACGCGAGTTCACGGATCGCCTCCCAATACGATTGATCCGGCGGGATCACCACCGAGCGGACATCCGCGTCCGGGAACCGGAGTTCGACATTGATCCCGGCGGCGTTCGCGAGGCGGCGGATCACGCCGTGGATCGTCCGGCAATGAGACCACACGCGATATCTCCCGACCGGTCCCGAATAGCGTTCGATCGCCTCTAGGACGCCGCTCTCCCTGAGGATCGTCTGTCCATCCACCTCATCCCATGTCCAACCGCCTCCGGGGATCGCGATGATCGTATCGGTCGGACGCCGCCTCTGAGCGATCCACACGCGGTCATAACCCATCACCGTGATCGCGGGGATCTTTCCGCGCTCCACCACCACCGTCCGCCGCTCCCGGTCCGGGGGGACCGTCCCGCCTCGGATCTCCACCTCCGCTCTCGGATTCTCCGGATCGTTCGAGGAGAATAGATCCCATGACGCGCCGGTCCGGTAGGACTCCACCGCGTTCCATCCGGCGAACGTCGCGGTGAACTGTTTGTACACCGCGCCGCGAGGCTGACGGATCTCCAGATCGGTGATCCACGGAGTCACGTCCGATCCGTTCATGTAGACCGTCGAGAATGTCCTCATGAGAAAGTGATCCCCGCGTCCGCGAGCGCCTCAAACGTCTCCTCATCGATCACGTGAATCTCGATCACGCCGTCCCTCACCACCTCGCGGATGACGCCGGATCCCCGGACCCGGCTGAGGAACTCCGCCGAGACAATCCCCGAGGACCTTCCGCGATAGATGAACTCCACCGAGGGAGTCACACTGAACGGAAATTGTCTCCGAATGTATCCCTGGACGATCGCCGAGAACGGGAACAGAGCGCGTTTCTCGCCTTTCGGAATCACCGAGATCGGGATGTCCTGGAATATCAATTTTCCAGGGAGGACGTTGAACGGGATGATGATCTCCACCGGATGAGCGATGATATACCGCCCATCCACGGGAACGTGGAACGGTGAATAGACGAAAAACTCGAACTCCTCGAAATTTCCTCTCCACATGATCGGCGCGATCGGATAACTGAAAACCTGAGACCCGATGAACGCTCGGAAATTGTTCACAGTGAACTCGAACACGAGACCCGCCGGTTCCACGTCATTCGTCCCGATGAGGTGAAATCCCTGAGACCTCGACGGATCCCCGTTCCCCGCGCCGAGCGGAGGGTTCTCGGGGAAATTGAGGTTCTCGAACGTCCATGTTTTCAGAGCGACTCCGTCCCATTTCACAGTAACGGTCTGAGCGCGGTCCGAATCAAACGCGAACCTCGGAACGAGGGAACATCTCCAATCTTTGAGTTCGGGATGGCGGATGGTATAGGACCCGAACGTCTCCCACCGTGTGAACGGTTCGATCCTCATGTTCAGATCCGGACGGTCGGGAATGGTCGCGTATTCCTCGCCGTTCACCTCAGCCGTGAGGCGATCGGTGTAGCCTGGATCAAGCTGTCCCTCGATCTCGAATTTGTCGAAATAGGCGGTCCCCGCGTGAGACCTCATCCCCGAACCTTTCCACCGATTCGAGCGCGTGTCCGAGATCCCTTGTGACTGGATCGAGGTGGACCACGAGGACGGTTCGTCCTCCCGGTTCCCGGTCCAGTATTTCGCTTGCGCCCACATGTTCCACTGACCCCAACACCGGAGTTTGATCCAATACCATGTGCCATTCGACGGTGAGAATGAAACGGTCTGTTCGATGTTTCGGGACCCGTCGTTATACCACAGGAGGCGGAGTCCACCGGAGTCAATCTCCGCCGCGTAACCTCGGACGCCGGATTGATGTCCCTTACCGTATGAGTCTTGTCTGAACCGGTGGAAAATCCCCGCTATTGCGCCGGTATACCACCGGACCCTACAGACCACATCCACGAATCCGGTATGGAGCGCCGAGCGCCACGGAGCGGAGGTGATCGCGGTAGCTCTCCCCTGAGCGCGGAGGACTTTGTCCGCGCCGTCCTGATAGTGATCCCAATTGTCCGCGCCCGAATTCCAGTTTGCGTGTGAGTAACCGTTTGTTGGCGTACAGAGTTCGATCCAGTCCGGGAGGGATGCTCCCTCGAAATCCTCCTGAAATGATTCAGCCTGTGTGGAGAGGAAATTGAACGCGATCTCCTCTCCCGGAGCGATATCGGTTTCCCCGGTGAGAGGGTTCACGATCTGGACGGTTTGCGCGAGGACGGAGGCGAGCGCCGATTGAGCGGCGATCGAACAGGAGAGCGCTTTCGTGACATCGATCCCACCGTCCACCGTGGACTCCGCCTCGATGGTGGTGGAAAACGGGACATGAACGCCGCTCACACTCGCGGAGAGCGAGGTGGTCCCGGCGATCGAACAGGAGAGTTCAACGTCCGCCATCGGATCACGTGATCACGTTCATCCTGAACTGTTTGAGTTCCTCATCGGTGACGCCGGAGGCAATTACCCGCATGTGATACACCGCCTCCCCCGATCCCTTTTGAGCAACAAACGCGCCGGAGGGATAGTCATTCACGAGGTCGGTATCACACAGGAGATATCCGGAATAGACGGTGTCGAGATCGATCTCCTCGGAGATATCCGGGTTCCCCGCCGCCTGAATGAAAACGGTTTGTCCGCCGGAAAACCCGTATTGATCCGCGTCCTCGATGAGGATCCGATTCGGGTTCGCCTCGCTCGCTCCGCTATCCTCGGTCGTTTGCGCCCACGCCGCCGCACCGAGGGATCGGATCGGAAGAGTGGTCCCGAGGATGTCCCCCGCTGAGTAGACATTCGAGGTCACCGAGAGACCGGTGATCGTGACGGAGGTCGCGGTTTTCGACTGGATTGTCCCTTTGTCGATCGTGGACGCGTTCGCCACATAGACTTCATTTCCGTCCGCCCATCCCGCCGCCGAGGTATTGATCCGCTTGACGTTGAATGTTTTGGTTGCGGCGTCCACCGTCGCTCCGGCGGAGAGAATGGTCCTCTGAGCGGTGATTGGTCTCCAATCTCCGTCCGGCGATCCGCCGGAGTCCCCGCACATCTCCACCATATCGTTCGAGTCACCCGGCCACGTGTTGAGCGTGGTGTTCCCGCGTGTGTAGAACACAAACAGATCGCCTGCCTGTGGAGTCCCGCTCCACGCGGCGGAGGGAATCCGGACCGATCCGTCCGGTGAACTCCAGTTCGATGAGGTGTCCGACTCCCAATCGCCGTCAGCGTCATATTGAGGATGCAAACTTTCGAGGTTATCGAGATACATCTCCGCCTTTACTTCATAGTCCGTGGCGTTGGCGAATTTGATTTCCCACCGTTGAGAGACACACTCCTCGAACACCTCGATATAGTCCAGGTCCCCGGAACCGCCGTTCCCGGCGTCCCCCGCCGGTTCCGTCCATTCCGGATAGTCATCCCATACCTCGATATGAACGATCGGCTGTCGCGAATAGTTTTTGAGAAACAGTTTGTGAGAGGTCCCCGTCTCGCCTTTCTGGAGAGCGCCGAGATTGATCGGTTCGTTATCGGTGTTGAGGAGGCGCGTGAGATCGATCGAACCGTCCGACGCTTTCGCCGGATACATTTCCACGGGGAAAATGTACCGGATATCGAGGACCGGTTTCTCACCGTTCCTGGAGGATCCCAACCACAGAGTCGCAGAGGAGGTGACTTGAAACACCTCCATCCAGAGATCATCAGTCGCGAGGAGTTGAGCGGTGAAATAGTCCGTGATATCGAGAGGCGGAAAGAGATCCCCCTTATAGAGACCTCCCTGATCGAAAGTCTCCTGAGCGATCGGTTGCGAGGAGATGTCCTCTCCATACTGAGCGAAATATCCGTTCCCAAACCACCGCGCCACACTCGCATCTTTCCACTGAGCGCGAGAGTCCGAGAGATCCGGATAGGGTTTGAGATATTTGTGGCACCGAACATCGAACACTCCCGATCCCGGACCGGTGGTTCCGAACCTCCAATACCACAGAGCGGAGAGGACGATCGCCCGGAATCCCATCACCGAGCGGAACCAACTCATGTCATAGCTGAGCGGGAGAACGTCCACATTTTGGCCTGGGTTATAGTTGATTTTACAATCGTTGCTCCGATAGTCGGGAGTCGGATCGGAATTGTCTTGAGATCCCCACCGTGTGATCGATCGCCCACCGTATTGAGTCCAATCGAATCCCGCCCACCACTGTGAATATTCGAAATCGGCATATATTCGGCGAGCCATTGTTCACTCCCCTCAGATCGACAGACCGCGAGCGCGGAGGTTCCCCATGCGACATGGGTCCTCCGGTTGAGCGGCGCTCGGGACCGGAATTCGGATCCAGAAAAACTCATGATCGGCGGCGTCGATATCACCGAGAACGAGATCATCGGTGGAATACGTTCCGGGGGATCCCGTCACGTCCGGCGCTAGCTCGGTCCATGTGTAGCTATCGCGGACCTCCAAGGTGATCGATGAGGAGGTGGGATCGGAGGTGGTGTTCGGGAGGATAATCCCCATTCCGGGGAGTTCGTCGGAAATGTATTCCGTAACTCCATCCTCATAGACGGTCTCCCCGTCCATCTGAGCATCCTCAACACATTTCACCGCGTCCACGAGAACATCACATGTGTATTTCCCGGTCGCGCCGTCAAGTTTGAAATCCGCGAACGTGATCACGACGGACCCTTTCGCGGCGAGCTTGTGTTTCGTGGGATCGGAGTGAGGGAGGATCGCCTCGATAAACTCCTCCGCGCCGGTCCCGTCGAACCACCATCCGGGGAGGGAGTAGATCGTCACCGCCTCCGCCGTCTCGGACCCGACGTTCCGACATGCGACGCGACGTTCCGAGGAGGTGAGTCCCGCTTGAATCACCTCAAACTCTAGGATCTCGGTCGGGAGTTTGGTTCCGTCATCGAGATAGTTTCCGATCGTGACCCGAGCGGTCCATCCGGTGTCCACGCTCGAATCGACCACGATCCCGAGACCGGGGATGATATCGAAATTCTCGGTGGAATCATCCGCCGTAACACCCAGACCGGTCCGGTCCCCCCACGGATTCCGGGAGGTCGCTCCGGTCCCCTCGCCGGTAACGTCCACGGTGACGCCTCCGGACTTCGTGAACTCCAGGAGATAGGTCCCCGCGACCGCTTGACCATTCCCCCGCCACGCGATCGAGACAATCGGTGTGTTGGTCGTGTTCTCGAACCGAACGTCCAGGTCCCCCACGGGATCCGTCGCCTCATCCGCATAACGGAGCATGAGTTCGGCGCTCATATCGATTCCCCTCTCACCCTCAGATTCCGGAGGCGGAGATTTCCGAGCGACGCGGAATCCGGCGGACTCCACCGACTCCAGAACGGGACCTCCCCCGATGAGGTGATGATTCCTGTTCCCTCGCCGCTCTCGGTGAGGGTGATTCCGTCCGTGGTCCAGGTTTCTCCAGGAGCGCCGCCGCCGTCCTGAGCTAGCTCATTCCACTCGAAAGAATCACCGTCCACGATGAGCGTATGAGTCTCCGAGGTGGGATCCGAGGACTGATTTTGAAACACGATCGAGAGACCTCGGAGGCGATCGTTCCCGTCCACGTATCCGTTCCCCGCTCCATACTGATAGCGCGTGGTTCCGTCGAAAATCGCGGAGGCGATCGCGAGACCGCCGTTCACGTAGACATCCGCCGTTTTCGACGGTCCATCCCAATTCTGATAGGTGATGGTGTACGTTCCCGAGTTCGCGAGTTTCTCCCTGGAGGGTGAGGTGTGATTGTCGATCTGCAAGATGAACGTCCGCGCTCCGGCGGGAGTGAAATAGAAACCGGGGAGAGCGATCGCCACACACTCCGCTCCATCCCTGGACCCGATGTTCACCGCCGCTATCTCGATCTCACTCGGGTCCTCCACGCCGCTCTCCACGATCCCCGAGTTCAACATTCGAGTAACGGACCCGCCGCCGTCCATGTATGCACCGAGCGAGACCCGAGATTGATTCCCGTCCGCGACGGTGGAGGCGACCACGATTCCCACTCCGAGGATGATTCCATAGTTCACGGTGACATCATCGGCGGTCACACTCAGGCCGGTCGCGTGGTTCGGATTTTTCGATCCGTCCTGAGCGACCACGTCCACCGTCACTCCGCCGTTCACGTTGAACGTGAGGGTGTAGGATCCGCCGATCCCTTGACCGTTGTCCAAGTGAGTCGCGGAGGCGATCGGCGATCCGGTGAGGTTCTCGAAACGGAACGAGAGGTTCCCAATCGCCGAACCGGACGCGGCGGGATATCGGAGTTCGATGTCAGCGGAACTCATGTCAACCTCAGGAGACGCGCCTCGAAACTCCACCACCGGATCCCGGACGGCGCGCCGTTTGTGTAATGCCCGATCACAGGATCGAGCGTGAAATCGGAGGTGAACAGGACCTCATATTCCGTCGCGTCTCCGGCGGTCGGTTTGAGTGTTGCGGGACCCGTTCCGTTCAGGAGATCCCGGACGGTGGAGGCGATCGCCTCCGTGAGGACCTCGGACCGGATCCGGATCTCCCGTTCGTCCGTGTCCTGGAGATACTCCACGCCGATCGAGGACCCGGTGATCGACCGCGTGTCCGCTCGCTCGGGTCCCTGATCCTGAAATCGGTTCATGATCCGGACGTTTTTCGCGAACACCGCTTTCACCGCCCCGCGCTCGATTCCAACCTCATCCAGGGTGAAACTCAAATTGACCTCCAGGAGGCGCGTCCTGGACGCCTCTCTCCATCCGTGACGGGGGGGAGGAGGGTAAAACCTCCGGACCCTCCGCGCCGTCTGAGGGGATTCTGAGCGTTTCTCATGGGTAGGTGTATCCCCCGGTATCCGGAACGAGACCCGCCTCCTCCATCTGTCTCCGGAGTTCCTCCATGTCCAGGACCGGAATCACTTTCACTTTCGCCGGAGTCGCCTCGATCGTCATCATCGCTTCCTGAGTTTTCACGAGGAACTCATCCGCCGCCGCTCCGAATCCGCCTTTCAAACGTCCTGTGGTGTGATCGATCGCGTTTCCCATCCGCTCAACGATGATCACGCCGGTTTTCTCCGCCTCCGCTCCGATTCCCTTCACCGCCTCCGCTGTTTCTTTCGCGGCGGTGGTGGTGTCCTGAACCGGTTTGAGGAGTTCTTTCGCGGCGGTGATCAACCGGTCCGCCTCCGCTTTGTTTTGTTGAATCGATGACCCGAGTCCGGAATAGGCTTTGTCCACGAGACCGAGCGCCGTCTCCGCCGCTTTCCGCGTGGCCGGATCGAGGAACGTGAGAGCGGTGATCACCTCTAGCCAATCACCGAGTTTCCCGATGATGGACTGAATCGAGGCAATCACGTCAGCCGACATCCTCCGGAACGCCGCCGCCGAGAGCAGACCGAACGCCTTGATGTATTTCCCCGCTCCCTCCTGGATGTCCTGAGCGATCTGGACCACCGTCTCCCGGAACCCGGTCCAGTCCCCCGCCATGAGTTGAATCGCACCCTTGACGATTCCGAGGATCACATCCATCGCGGTCCCGATGAAGATTTTCGCTCCCTCCCACGCGACTTTGATGAACGCGAGGATCCGAGGTCCCGCGACCTCCCACAGACGAACGAGTTTCGCAACCTCGCGACTCACGATTTCGCGGACGTAAGGCCACACCTCCTCAGCCGTGGTCCTCACCTTGCGCCACTGTTCGATCACAAACGTGGAAACCTCCTCGAACGCCGGACGGAGGAAATCGATCGCGGCGCGGAGCGCCTTTTCGATCAGGTTCCAATTCCCGATGATGAGCGCCGCTCCCGCCGCGATCCCCGCCGCCCACGCTGCGACGGACCCGGTGATCGCGGTGACCGCCGCGACGATTCCTCCGGCGAGGAGGAGGATCGGTCCGAGCGCCGCCGCGAACGCGAGGATCGCGATCACGGATCGCTGAACCTGTTCGGGGAGGTTCGCGAATAGATTCACCATCCCGGTGAGCGCCGTTGCAAACTCGGACACGAGAGGGACCACGATCGGGATGAGCGCCTCGCCGAGTTCGATCGCCGCGACGGAGAGCGCCGCCATCATCCGCCCGAACTCCCGTGCCGCTCCCTCGGTGTCATCGAACGCCTTTTTCAGGGATTGTCCGAACTCATCCGAGAGCGCCTTGAATATCGCGACCGCGCTTTCACCGTTGTCACGTGTGAGGAGGAGGATCGCGTTGAACGCCTCCACGGACTCGAACGCCTTTTTCAGAGCCTCCGTGTTGTCCCCCGCTTTGGTCCGGAGTTCCACGAGAGCCGCGAGGAGTCCGCGCTCCTGGAGGGTTTTGGTGACCTCACCGACCGAGGACCCGATCTCCGCGAGACCATCGTGAACCGCTTTCGTCGGACCGAGGAGTTTTGCAAATATCTGTCTCAGTCCGGTCACCGCCTCCGCCGCCGTCGCGCCGGTCCGCGTGATCGTGGCGACCGCCGCCGCGAGGTCCGCGAACGGGACCTCCAGTTCGGACGCGATCCCGAGGACGCCGGAGAGCGCGGATCCATAGGTGTCCGCCGCCGCTTTCCCCTCCCGCGCCGCCGCCGTGAGGATCCCGACCGCCTTTGCAGCGGAGAGATTTCCCTCTCCATACGCGGTCACGGCGGAGGTCACCACATCCCCGACCTCCGCGACCGACCCGAGACCGGCGGCGCTCGCTTGCGCGGAGGCGGTGAGGATGTCCATTGCCGCCGCTCCCCGGAATCCGGCGGAGGTGATTTTCTCCAATCCCTGAGCGAGTTCCACGGGGGACTGTCCAACATCCACCGCGAGCGCCTTGAGATCATCGCTCCATCCCGCTACCACCTCACGCTGAATCCCCACGAGACCCACGATTCGATTGGTCGCCTCCTCGAAATCCGCCGCCATCTTAACCGCCGCCGTCCCGACCGCGAGGATCGGAACGGTGAGCGATTGTGATAGCTGTCTCCCGGTCCGCTCCGCTTGCGCGGAGAACCGGCGGAGACGGCGGTTCGTGTTCTGGAGACCCTTGACGAACTCTTTTGCATGGAGTCCGAGGAGGACATCGAGTCTCGCGATCGTTGCCATTCACCACCTCTGATCTCGCGGTTTTCGGACCGCTCCCATAGCCTCCAGAAATTCGCGCTCCTGGAGGTCCTCATCCACTGCCGACTCCGTCTCCGTGGTCACCGGACCCTCCCACGTCGGAACGAAATCCTCGACGTGAACCGGGTCCTCATCTTTCCCTCGCCACAAATTGACATTCGAGGCGGCGGCGATCGCCATTCGGAGATCCCGCCGCCGGTCCCCGATCGGGGAGATCGCGTCAAACGCGATCCACTCCGCGAACTCGTGAGCGGAGATCCGCTCCTGAGCCTCGCGGACTGACATTCCTAGTTCGAGCGCGAGCGTGAACCAGAACCGCCGCGACGGGGACCGGCGGAGTTTCCCGCGAGTTCCTCGAAATCTGCGGTTGACAGACCGGACAGACGGGACGCGACATCGAACACGCGTCCGAGAGCGGCGGCGGAGAGAGCGCCGAGCGCCTCCACGTCCTCCATCGTGAACAGACGCTCACCCTCATCGCCGATCATCGAGAGCGCGGCGAGTTTCGTTCGAGCGCCGTTCATGAATCCCTCTCGCAGTTCCACGTCTCCCTCCGGAGAGGTCACGACGAGATCCGCCTCATAGGTGTCTCGCTCCGCGCCGGTCATCTCCCGGACGATCACGGAGCCTCCCCACTCGGGGACCTCCACCGTCTCCCGTCTGAGTTTCGTTCGATCGAGGATCTGTTCCCTTGTGAGTAGCTTGGACATGAGATTCCCCCTCTCATTCATGGCGCGGGTCGCAGGGATTCCCTGTGACCCTTTGCCGCTCCACGTTTGGCGGACCGTGTGATCCGTTCCCGGAGATCGTCCGCGAAAACCCGAGTCGCCTCCCGGTGATTTTCATCGAACGCCGGACGGAGGAACGGAGATTCCGCCGTTCCCGGATGGATCCGTTTCCGCCGCTCCTGACCACCGCCACGCTTGAACCGCGTGGACTTTTTCTGAAAATGTGGAGAGGTTCCGAACTCCACAAGGTGAGCATAAAACGCCTCCGATGAACCCGCCTCCACAAATCCGAGGATCGCGCCTTTCACCTTTCGCGACCGGAACCGGATGGACTTTTTCAGAGCGCCCGTCTGGACCGGAACGAGATCGATAGCTCGATCCCTGATAGGTTTCGCGGCGCGGCGGAGCGCGGACCTCATCGCTTTCTCACGCTTAATCTCATCCTCCATCTCCCGGAGCATCGAGAGCGTTTGAGCATCATCCACGCGGAACCGCGTGTCTCGAAGGTGTGTGTCCGCCACGGAATCAATCCGTATATTGCGGGAGTCCGGAGATCGCCCACGTGACCGCCATCCGCTCCGCGTCCGTTGTTGCGAGCGTCATCCGGATAGCCACGGTCGCCTCGAAATCGATCTGAGTTCCGGACTTCGTGAGGAGATAGAAATTCGTGTTCTGTGACTCCCCGTGTTTGTCCCTGAGCGCGAGGTGCATCGGTTCATCCTTCTGATAGAAAAACTCCGAGGTCACCTCACCGTCACCGAGGAGACCCTGAAGATACTCCCTCGCGAGGGAGTCATGATCCGTCACATCCATGCGTTCCGGTTGCGGTGGTGTGTAGTCGAAATCGGTCGGTCCGGGGATTTTGGTGAACACCTCCGGAGCGCCGCCGTCACCCATAAAAATTTGCGCGCCGAGCGCGAACGTTTTGGTTCCCATCATTCACCTCCCTCAGGAAACTCGAACCACGATGATCTGAACTCCATCATCGCTCATGTCAACGTAGACCATCCCGTCCGTCTGTCTCCAGTGTTGGGTATTGAACATCCCGAACACCGCGATCTCCCCCGCGCCGACGGAATACGCGTCCACCTCTCCGGAGCGCCCGATATCATCGTCCGCCGTGGTGATGGTGACCGTCTGAGCGCTTACCTCATCATTGCGAACGAGAAGAATATCTTTCCCGCTCGCGGTGAATTGCATCCCATCCCCAGAGTCGGAATCGGTCCACACGAGATCCGCCGAGTCCGCGACCACCGTGAGCGGTTGAGACTCGGCGAGTTCCATGATCTGAGCCGCCGCAACATCCTGTCTTGCCACCTTACACCTCCACGTGACGGATGATGAGATCCGTCGCTATTTGCCACGCTCCCGAGGTGAACGCCTCGCCGAGATCGAACACTGTGACCACCTCGACCGAGTCCACTGACACTCCATCCGCGAGCGTCCCGGAAAACCCGTTGAGGAGTTTCCGGATCTGTCTCGCGAGCGCGAGCGCGCCGGAGTGAGAGTCCGCGTGAGCGTTCAGTTGATATCGGGAGGTCACGAGACCCGTAGGACCATCGTGATCTCCGAGTTCGGTTTGACTGATTAGACGGTAGGTGATCGCGGGACGATCCCATTTCTCAGGGACCACGGTCGGGAACACCTCCGCGATCGGCGCGAGGAACGAAACGAGACCCTCAGGAATGTTCATGAGGACACCACCGAGGTCCGGTGATCGGGACGGACGGAGCGACACATGAGATCCAGTTCCCGCCGCCGCCCGTCGAGATCGATCACGTGGAGGACCTCATAGACGGTCGATCCGTGGAGGATCCTCCAGTCCACTCCGATATCACTCCGAAACCGGATCCGGATTCTCGTGGTGATCTCGGACTGTTTTTCCTGAGCCTCGATGAACTCCCTTCCTCTGAGTTCCGCGACCTTTGCGGGGATCCTCGCGACCGTGGTCCAGGACGCGACCTCACCGCCGTCCGTGTCCTGAACCGGCGTGTTTCTCTGGATGTCCACGCGATGACGGAGTTTCCCCGCTCTCAAAATGTGAACTCCACTCTGAACGGCGCGAGGAGTTGAGTGACCGCCACCGTTCGAACCGGGTTCGCGTTCGGACCGAGAACCGTCTGTTCGCGGTGTTCGAATAGCTCCGCGAACTCCAGGAGGATCGCGTGACGGAACACCTCGGGGACATGTTCCGGATTGTCCCCGTACCCCGCGACCGCCGTGATCGTGATCGGAACGAGATTCCCGGACTCCAGGACCGGCCATGACTGACCGGACTTGAGAGCTACCCTCCCCGGTGTGTGATAGATGTCGATCTGATAGACCGAGGTGGAGAGAGTCTGAGGGTTTCCGTCCGCGTCCACGTAGGCGATCGAGGTGATGTCCTGGAGTGGCGGTGAGGGGATCCATAGGGTTCCGTCTAAGCGTTTGTCATCGGTCCAGGAGGGTAGAGTCACCTCGATCGTCCGCGTGATCAGAGAGCGTCCTGTATGGAGTTCCACGCTATCCGTCGCGGCGGCGATGAGGCGATCAATCAGAGCGTCCTCATCGTCCTCGAACATCCGGATCTGAGCTTTCGCCTCATCCAGGGAGACCGGGAACTCATCCGGCGGGACGGTGACTCTCGGCGCGTTCACTTTTTCCTCGCTTTCCCTTTCGGTTTGTCCGCCGTCTCAGCGACGGGAGGTTTATCCGCCGTCTCCGGAGCCTCCGAGGTTTTCGCCTCGGGTTCCGGTTCGATCGCCGGAGTGGGTTTCGGGACCGCCGGTTTTTCCGGGGGAGCGTTCGGCGGCGGTGAGGGACCGTCCGCGAATGTCGCGAGTCCGCGTTCCACCATCCGGATCGCTCTGGACTCGGGGACCTCCTGGACCATCCCGAGGACTAGGATTTTCCGACTCATGTCATTCACCTCCAAACAGGGAGAGCGGCGCGAACGCCGCTCTCCCATAGAGTCCTAACTCGATCGGTCTCCTCAGAGAATCGCGCTCGCTCCAACCGCTGAGGCGGGAGTGAACCTCGCCTCATAGAAATCGAGCGAGACCGACACCACGGAGGTCGCCGTGGTGGTGACCTTTGCCGCGACGTGTGAGAAATCGTTCGCGAGATCGAGGTTCCCCACGTCGATATCCACGTAAGCCTGAGCTTGTGTGGTTGCGAGAGTGATGGTCCCCGCCACCTCCGTTTTCTCCACGGTGATCGCGACCTCGCCGTCCGAGTTCAGGGTAGCGACATTGGTTGCCGCCGTCGCTCGAACGTGAGGAACACCATACACCGCGTCATTCACACAGTCCGCGAGACCATCGTCATCCGCGAACTCTCGGTCCGGGATGGAGGTTGCCACCGCCATCGTGAACGCGATTCCGTTGATCGTCACCACGTCCGTCGCGGCGGCGGATCCGAGCGCCACCGTCGCCTCGTGAACGAGGGTGTTTGCGGTGACCTCCGCCTCCGCGTCCGTGATCGCTTTCGCGCCGGTCCCGGCGGCGTCCGTCGCCTGGAGGAGTTCCACTTTCGTGGTTTTGGTCGCGGCCATTGCGCCACCGATCAACCACGCTCGAACCCGGCGATACCGCTCCATCGAGTGATAGCGCCCGGTTGCGTTCGTGTTGTCGAGAGCCATAGCCACGAGACCGATCGAGGTCCGAACGTGTTCATGGAGACGTTTCATTTCGGACCTCCCCTCTATTTCAGCAGGACAAACGGAGAAACCTGACTCACTCCGTCATCCAGAGTCAACGGGTTGAGCATCCACGCTTGACCATCGGTCAGCAGGAAGATTTTCAACACCGTTTTGTTCGTGGTGAAATAGACGTGACCCGAGGACGCCACGAACGGACCGCTACCATCCTTGATCAGATAATAGCGATAGTCCATGAGACCGAGGTCACCCTGTGTCCCGAGCGGATAGGTTTTTCCCGTCCACCGGATCGGGAGACCGAACAGGTTCGCCGGAATCCGGCGCGTCGCGTCCCCACCGATGAAAATGGAATTCCCGACCGCGTCCGCGAGCGCAACGATCTGCGGGAGCGTGGTCACGTGAGAGAGCCACTCCGCCGATCCCCATGACTCCGGGAGGAGTTTGGAGATCATGTTCACGATATCGGCGAACGCCACCGCTCCCGCTCCGGCGCGAGTTACGGTGAGCGAACACGGGGAATTGAAAATCCCGAGCGGTTTCCCGACACCGTCTCCCTTGAGATATTGCCGATCCCGCTCCTGAGAAATCCCCATATTCATCATCCGATTGATGATGACACTCGCGGCGGCGGAGTTCCGCAGGAGCTTGTCCGTGACCACGGTGGTTCCGGCCACCTCCCGAGGTTCAAGTTTGATTTCCTCGACCTCGAAATCGGTCTCCGGTTTCGCGCCTCCCTCGGCGAGCCACGCGAAACTCATCCCGCCGAGCGCGCCGAGATCCCCCTGTTTGAGAGCGGGGAACGTGATCGGCGCGTCCGGAGGTGATCCGGCGGGGATCACCACGGCGCGAGGTCGGACAATCTCCGCCTCCGGATCGACCGCGAGGAGTTCCTCACGGAACTGTTCCGGAACGAGGATCCCGAGTTCGCTCCCAACATCCATCGAGAACTCCCGCGCCTCGGGGAGACGTGGATCCATCCGTCCGCGCTCGGACATCCGGACGGCGCGGATGAATTCCCCGACATCCCGGAACTCTTTGGGTCCGTCCCCGGCGTTCCCGTCCGTGTTCGATGAGGCGTTTGATGTGTACCGATTCTCCCCGCCTCCAGGGAGTTCGGGAGGACCGCCCGTGGACGCCGCGAGTTCCGCCTCTCGGCGCTCCGCGTCCTCCAGAGCGTTCAGGGTTTCACCCATCGAACGGAGATCGGTGGTCCGTCTTTCCACGGACTCCCGCTCCTCCGCCGTCATGATCCCGTCACGCTCGGCGATCCCGTTGAGGACCTCGTTCAGTTCCGCGTGGAGGGTGTTGATCCTCTCGCGGAGTTCTGCGATTCGAGGGTTCATTTCAGTCCTCCGAGATTCCTAGTTCGATCGCTACCATCGTGAGACCGAGGCGACACCTCAGGAGATCGATCCCCTGATCCATCCCGTCCGCGTCCTCGGTAGGCGAGTCCGGATCGCCGCTCCCCTGAGCGCCGGATTCCGACCGGTGTTCATTGATC